TTATGGTCTTCCGGCTTGAGGCCGCCTAAGATGCTCAGGTCGCCGACAATCGCTTTTACCGCCGCGTAGTGTTTTTCTCTTTCTGCTCTTTCGGGTGTCATCGCTGGTGCTCTCATGGTCTCTCTCCTGGTTATTGTCAGCTATATGCTTCCCTTTGAGTATAAGATACAGCCGATGGATGTTAATGTCAAGAATAAAAATGCAGCCCGTGAAAAGATTTTTAAAACAGAACTTGCTAGTATGATTACAGGGTGTTACAATGTTTTAAATGGAGCGATCATGGACGGTAAGTGCAAGACCACCTACCGCGATATACCAGCCGGACGTGTTATGGTTTTGAGCAAGCATACCAAGATTACTATGGATTTGGTAGCAACAGGGGGAGATAGATGAAAAAACTTGCCACATGGATAATGCTATTCTTCACGGTGCTGTTCGGTAGTTGTTCCACGGCGGCGGCTGGTAATTGGCGGCAGGCTAACGCGACAATCGAGCATAGCGGTTTCGATGATGTTATCCATGCGGGGTTCGGCCTGGGCATATCGTATTTGGTGCATGAGTATTCAGGGCTTACCGGCTGGCAAGCAGACATTGCGGCAGTAGCGGCGGCTATTGCTATCGGGACGGCCAAGGAAATGACGGACAAGCACTTCGACGCTGGCGATGTGGCGGGTTATGGGATCGGCGCGGGGATTGGATGCGTGCTGACCTGGGAGTTTTAACATGATATATCTTGTCATTCTATATTTTGTGTATCTCTGGGTGTGCCCTGATAGAGACGTATAACCGGTGGTAGTAAAAATGACAAAAAACGGCACAACCCACTTGACACTGACACAATTTGTCTGTATAGTGAGAATATAGCCTATTTCTCAGGGGACAATATGCAGGCAAGGCGGTGTCAGCAATGCAATTCGATTCTCTCCCGATACAACACGCAGCCCGTGTGTTTCCGCCACGCATCGCATCCAGATTTTCTGCTGTACATCGAAGAAATACCAGTACACGAAACAACCACCTGTTCCAGCCGGTCAAATATCGGGCTTGAGCAGGTTTTTTTTGACTATTACGGGACGGTTGAATAATGGCTACCAAGACAAAAGAACACGGCAACTCAAAGTATACCGAAGCCCTTACGCTTGAGATTTGTGAGCGCATAGGCAATGGTGAGCCGCTGGCCCAGATATGTCGAGACAAGCACATGCCGCAGCTTACTACTGTCTATGATTGGCAGCACGCGCACCCGGAGTTTGCCGAAAGGGTCGCGCGGGCGCGGGTTGCAGGGTTTGATATGATCGCCCAAGAGGCCCTGATTATCGCTGACACCCCCATTGCCGGGGTTGTATCGAAGCTGGAGATGGGGAAGGCCAACGAAGACGGGACCCCAGGCGCGTTGGTGGTGGTAGAGCAGCGGAGAGAAGACATGCTTGGCCACCGCAAGCTGCAAGTGGAGACCCGGCTCAAGCTGCTGGCCTGTTGGGACCCCCGGAGGTATGGGGCCAAGGTGTCTCAGGAGATAGCCGGACCAGACGGCGGACCACAAGAGCATAAATGGGTTGTAGAGGTAGTTTCTAACAACAAAGCAGAGTAAAATGGAGTTTTACGAGTTTGCTGGTAAAACAAGTAGTTAAGAAAATCAAGTATCAATAAAAACCGGAAAAACACTTTAGGGGTTGTTAGGAATGCCAACCATACAAATACCACAAAAACTCCATCGAGTCCTGACCACCAAGGCCAGGATTATCGTATTGTTGGGCGGGCGGGGTTCGGCAAAATCTGAAAGCGCGGCGCGGGTATTGTTGATGCGATGCCAGACAGAGGCGGCTGACATTCTGTGTGGCCGCGAATATCAGAACAGCATAGACGATTCGGTACATAAGCTCCTCAAGGGACTGATTGGGAGAATGGGACTGGCTGGTTTCGATGTGACCGAGCAGAAGATAAACTGCGGCACAGGTGGCGGGTTTCGGTTTCGCGGTTTCTCCCGCAACCCTGAGGCCGTAAAATCGGCCCAAGATTTTAAATACGCTTGGAACGAGGAGGCGCAAACCCTCAGCCAAGAATCAATTGATAATTTGCTTCCAACGATCAGGGCAGCGGGTAGCCAGTTGATTTTTACGGCAAACCCCGGATCAAGTGCTGACCCGTTCAGTAAGAGGTTTATTGTTCCGTTCTGGGCGCAACTTCAGGCTGTGGGATATTACGAGGACGACATGCACCTCGTGATTATGATCAACTGGCGCGACAATCCGTGGTTTCCCCCGGAGCTGGATGCGCAGCGGCAATGGGATTTCGCACACCTGCCCCGTGCCAAATACGATCACATTTGGGAGGGCGAGTTTAACGACTCCATAGAGGACGCCCTTATCCTGGCCGAGTGGTTTGACGCTTGCGTTGATGCTCACAAGACGCTCGGTTTTAAGCCTGAGGGGATCAGGTTTGCAGCGCATGATCCATCTGACACCGGCCCTGACAATAAGGGGTGGGCAATGCGGCATGGTTCTGTGCTGGTTGGCCTGGAGGAAATGGACCACGGAGACATAAACGAGGGTGGAGATTGGGCAACAGGATTGTCTCTGTCTCGTGGCGTTGATGCCTTTACCTGGGACTGTGACGGGATGGGCGTTGGTCTCAACCGGCAAGTGACTACAGCATTTAACGGCAAGAACAAGATTGTTGCCATGTTCCGAGGGTCTGAGGGTGTTGATAACCCAGATGCAATTTTTGAGCCAGCCGAAAAGGCCGCGGTCCAAGACCAGAAGACAAACGCCGATGCGCTGAAAAACAAGCGGGCACAGTATTACCACCAGCTGCGACAACGGATTTACCGAACTTACCGCGCCGTGGAGCACAAAGAATACCACGACCCGGACACGCTGTTGTCGTTTGATGGTGGGCTAGCTTTACTGCCTAAGCTCCGTTCTGAGTTGTGTCGGATGCCGGTTAAACCGAACGGGAATGGCAAGTTCGAGTTGTACACCAAGCAGGAAATGAAATCAAAATTCAAGGTCGATAGCCCAAATCTGGGCGATCCGGTAATGATGCTGATGCGGACACCATACCAACCAGTCAACGCACAGACGGTTAAGCGCCCCCCGGTGCTCAGACCGCATGGGGTGCGGCCATTAGGAACGAGGAGATAACGATGAAACGAGCAATACTGTTGATGATGTTGATGTTCCCGTCCATGGCCAACGCCGCGATGGTCTGCGTGGATGGCAAAGCCGATGGCACGGTTCCCAAGGGGGCCTACTCCTCTAATCGGCAGGTGGTCCGCCTGTACGCGACATGCACCCACAACACCACGCCGGGAACTGCCGTTGACACCCTCCCGGACAACATGCAGGCCGCGATTGATAATGGTTACACAGTAACCAGGTTTTCTATCCTCCCTGGGGCTACAGGGCCTACCGACAACAGCGATCTGCAAATACTGGATGCAGACGGATTGACCATCATCGCGGCGGCTGGTAACGGGGCCAATGTCATCGACACCACGGCGAAAACCAGTGTGCTATATGGGGATGGACCGACTCCCGGCAGCACCAACTTTAACCCGGTTGGGGACGGTAGCCCCTGGACAATTACCGTCACCAACAATGCCGTTAACAACAGCTCATGGACACTGGTAATGCAGGCGACCAGAGAAGGTGGAGACAACCGGTAATGGCGCTTGATCTAGCCGAAATAAAGCGCCTGCACGATAAGGCGTATCAGGCCGGGCAAGTCACTCGCCAGCGTGCGGCTGATGATATGGTCTTCTATTTTGTCACGCAATGGAATCAAGAGCTACTTGATGATACGCAGCTTACCTATCGGGGCGAGTTTAACATCCTGAAAAAAGCAGGGCGGCAAATTCTTTCCGATCTTGCCGAGAACCCCGTTCAGGTTGATTTTGAACCAGTGGACGAGACACGGGACGATGCCGCCGAGTTGTTGGATGGACTGTACCGCACCGATGACAACGCCAACACCTCATTGAACGCATACGCCAACGCAATGCAGGAAACCGTTGTATGTGGCGTGGGGGCGTGGATGCTGTTCACTCGCTACGAGAGCAACCGGGCGGGCAACAAGCGGCAAGTAATTGACCGCTGGCCGATCTTCGAAGCAAACAATAGCGTCTTTTGGGATCCAGGCGCAAGGCTGATGGATAAGTCTGACGCCGATTATGTATCTGTTCTGTGCTCGTATTCGGAGGACGGTTACAAAAAGCTGGTTAAGGAGCTGACCGGTGAAGAAGTCACCAATGTTGCAGAATCGTTCAAGCACCCGGAGCAATCCTATACGTTCCCATGGTATCTGAAGGGCAAAACCGTCTATGTCGCCAAGTTTTACCACAGGGAGAAGGTTGACGTAAAAATCCTGACCATGCTTGATCCATTTGGGCAGACGCTGGAGCTGGCCGAGTCTGAGCTATCCGATGTGATGGATGAAATGCTCGATGAAGGGTACACCATCGAGAGCGAACGAGAGATTGAGCAGTATCAGGTTACAGAATATATCTGCTCGGGTTGCGAAATTCTTGAATCAAAGGTGATTGCAGGGCAGCATATCCCGATTATTCCAGTTTATGGGGAACGGGCCTATGTTGAGGGCGAAGAGCATTATGAGGGCGTAACCAGGCTAGCGAAAGACCCGCAGATGTTGCGCAATTTCCAAATGTCCTATTTGGCCGACATTGTGTCTCAGTCTCCCCGTGAGAAGCCCATATTCCTGCAAGAGCAGATCGCCGGATTTGAAGATTACTATTCGATGAACGGGGCGGATAATAACTACGCCTACCTGCTGCAAAACCGAAAGGCGCTTGATGGCACCGACCTACCCATTGGCCCTATTGCCATGTTGCCCGCCCCGCAGGTCCCGCCCGCCCTGGCCGGATCATTGGAGTTGTCGCGTCAAGCGTTGGAGGATGTAGCAAACCCTGGAATCCCACAAGACATTGCTGACCCTGATTTGTCTGGCAAGGCGGTTCTTGCTTTGCAGCGGCGGCTTGATATGCAGTCCATGGTATACCAGGAGCACTACAAGCACGCAAAGCGCCGGGATGGTCAGGTTTATGCCTCAATGGCAGCCGCCGTGTATGATGTGCCTCGAAAAATCAAAATGACACTGCCTGACGGCACCACCAAAGAATCAATGGTGATGCAGACAGTCATCGACAAAGAAACCGGAGACCTCGTAACGCTCAACGATTTAAGCAACGCAGAGTTCGAGGTGTATAGCCAGATCGGCGCAAGCTATAGCAGCAAGAAAGAGCAGACCATTGACCGACTGCAAGAATTGATTTCTACCGTGCCGGAAGGAGACCCGCTCCGCAAGGCGTTGTATCTCAAGATGCTGACCTTGATGGATGGCGTGAACTTTGACGATATCCGGGAATACGCCAACAAGCAACTTGTTCTCCAAGGCTTCAAGACCCCAGAGACCGATGAAGAGAAGCAGCTACTTGAAGAATCGCAGAAGAATCAGGCCCCAGATGCCGCAATGGTCCTTGCTATGGCCGAGGACAAGAAGGGCGAGGCCCAACTCCTGGAGCAGCAGCGCAAGGGCATAGAAATGCAACTTGAGGCGGCAAACGAGAAGCTGAAACGGTTGATTGAGTCTTTTGATTCTCAAACAAAAAGGTTTGATGTGCAAGTGAACGC